GAACTACGTCGAAAAGCTAAGGCCGCAGCCTGGTCTCATCAATGCGCGCTTACGCCGCTTTGGCCGGCTTGTTGCTAGCGCGTGTGTGGCTCCCCCCATTGTGAACCTGGCCGACGTGCCAGGGCTATACTTTGGGCGAAAGCGCACACAAGCACAGCAGGCCGTCGATTCTCTGATGTTAGAGCCCATCAGAGCTAGAGATGCGCGCGCGAGGCCTTTTGTCAAGTGAAATGAGAAGCGAGAGATGATGGAAGATCCATGGACCTCAATTCAATCCCTAGATCCAGTTCCCAGGTTGATACAGTGCAGATGCCCTCGTTACGTTGTTTCATGTGCTCGGTTTCTTAAATTGTTAGAAAAGCCGATATACAAGGCCATAGAGAAGATTTGGGGTGAAGTCACTGTTAGTAAGGGTCTCAATGCTGATGAGACCGGCCAGCTGTCATATGACAAGTTTATGAGGTATACGGATTGCGTAATAGTAGGACTGGATGCCTCCAAGTTTGATAAACATGTCAGTGTAGAGATGCTCCAGTGGGAGCACAGCGTGTACTTGGAAATATTCAAGCACGATGGAGAGCTTAGCAAGTTGCTCAGCTGGCAACTGTACAATAGGGGGAAAGGTGTAACCCCAGATGGTACGGTCAGATACACCGTAGACGGATGTCGCATGTCTGGCGACATCAACACCTCGCTAGGTAACTGCTTAATAATGTGCGCGATGGTGTACGCGTACTGCAGGGAAATTGGTGTTAAAGCGTCTTTGTTAAATAATGGTGACGATTGTTCGGTGTTCATGGAGAGACGTGACTACCGGCGGTTTAGTGAGGGCTTGGAGGCTTGGTTTGCCGGCATGGGCTTTCCCATGGTGGTAGAAGAGCCTGTGAGCGTGCTCGAAAAGCTGTCGTTTTGCCAAACCCAGCCAGTGCTGGTAAATGGCAAGTACCGCATGGTACGGCATCCACAAGTGGCTGCGGCCAAGGATTGCCGTACGGTTGTAGATATATCCACGGAGAAGGCCTGCCGCAAGTGGGCCTTAGCTGTTGGTGATTGCGGTGCAGCTCTCTGTGACGGTGTGCCTGTTTCTCGGGCATACTACGCTTGCATGCAGCGCTTTGGTGCCGGGGCCTATAGTAGGATCAGGGAGGCCACCGGCATGGAAAGCGGCATGGAATTCATGTCCCGGCGGATGAATGATGTGGGGCTCGAGGTTACCGAGTCTACCCGTTATTCTTTCTGGCTGGCATTTGGAATAATGCCAGATTTGCAGAGGGAAATGGAGTCATACTATGACGCGTACCGGTTGGAGTACAGCGCTCCCGCCCCAGTTGACGACCTTACCACGGCGTCACAAAACGGTTCCCCCCCTCTTCTTTGGTTATACTGATCAGCTGGATCCATTCGATCAGGACACGTTGATCCTTCACAGATCCTTGAATGGCATTAGTCCCTGGTGGAGGGACGTTTCCTCAGCCACTCCCCTACTACGCAGCAAGCGACATAGTTGGACAGCTCGTTCGCGAGCTAGCGCCATCAGTGAAACAGGCTGTAAACGCAGGGGTACAGGCCGGAGCCTCTTCACGGTCGAGGAGGATGGGCTCCAACAAGGGGTCCAGGAAAATGCCCAAACAGGGAGCGCCCAAGCAGCAATCCAAGAACCAGCAGTCCAACCCAACAATGAATACCATGTCGTTGGGGAAGACCGTAAGCCTGGGAAATGCCGATAGCATGCGGGTGCAGCAAAAGGATGTTGTCACTATCAACA